AATTTAAGCCAGAGACATCAAATACATAGAAATTGACATCTGCTGCCTTTGGAACCTCATAAACATTACTTGCAAGTAATACTCTTCCTCCTACCGGACTACCTGCTGATAATTCTTGATAATCAGTTGCCCCGTCCGCTGCTGTCAATCCAATAAGTTTTATGTTATTCGCGTCGTTAGTTGATGCCGTCTTGCTCCAATACAGAGTGAGTGTTTTCGCAGATATTAAGGTTAAAACCGCGCCATCATCGTAGGTTACATCGTCAGGGGTGAACGTCGTGTACGCCACCGCATCAGTATAATCACCCCGGTCAAGATTCTGTTTGATGTTTTTGATGACATCATTCGTGTCATCATAGCCTTTATCCTGCAATTTCAGCCCAACCTGATATTCATCACTTGCCGTGAACGGCGTGCCCCCTCCGTTCACCGTGATCACACCAGCAGCCTCAGTAAGCGTTACTCCATTTTGCCCATTGATTAATCGTCCTGCTCCGCTTCCTCCGGTTGGAATATACACAATGTATGCAATCTGAGAATTGTCTGTAATTGTAGGATGTCCGGTCAACGTGATAGTGACATCTGTCGTGAATGCCGCTATGAAGTCTTCTGGTGACGTGTGGGTTGCAGGTGGAAGTGACACGTCACCATCTACTGAATCTGCTATATCTCGCAACTGAGCATGGACGCCCCCAGTTGAACTTGCAGCTTCACCAACCACTCCGAATTGTGTATCATCAGTTGCAATTGTCATCGGAGACGCCGCTGCCATCGCCGCCGTTCCGAGTGTTGGGGTCTTCCCGTCCAGACTCCCTGTATCAGCATCTATCGTCGCCAATAAAACCCGCGCTGTCTCTATCGTTTCCCCGACATAGCGTAATTGCGCTGCCCGTGTGCCGTCAACGTCAGACGCCTCGCCGGTTGTCCCTTCCTTTGTATTGAGGCCTGTTGTGTCGCCTGCTATTGTGTCCAGGTTTCCGCCACTCTCAGTCGCAAGCCCGGCGTTATCCGCCTGGATTTCGACGTCCATATATCCCGACAAATTGATGGGGCTTTTGCTCCCATCTTCATTGACCGGCATGGAGTACGTGACGCCATGTTTCGTAGAGGCAGGCCGCGTAGCGTCCCCCTCATCAACAGAATTCGGCAGAGCCGCCCCGTCAAAGTCCTTTGCTTCATGCGATATTTGTGTAATGGTATCCGTGACGGGGTCATTCTGTGTGGCGTCTGATGCGAGGCCAAGCGCGGTGGTGACAACGTTTAGTGCGTGGTTGACGGTATCATAGACAAGATTCAGAATCGTTGCGCCTGTTTTATTCTCAGTTCCTATTGCCATAATGTCCTCCGTAGGGTAATAATGTTGTTTCAATTAAAATAAGAAATAGTATTTCCGATGTCAAGCCTCAAATCTAAGAAGGTATATTCTATCTTATCTTATTTAGCTTTCTCTTCATTCTCCTGGAGCACCATTTTGATATAATGCGTCTGTTGGTACTCCCTATTCTTCTCGTTATAATCAGCGCGTCTCCTGAACACAAGGATGTATGGTTCATTATGGCAGGTTTTACACAGCCCCTTGGCATAATGTGTTTTTAGACGTCCGCATTTTCGGCATAGTACGGTTACTGGCATATCATCCGACCTCCGATTTTGCCACGCTATCAATGCGTGGGATATCCCCGAATTTACCGGAGCAATATTGTTCCGACTCCGTGACGTTATAGCGCACGGTGTCCGCTAAATGGTCATCCTGCCCTTTTTTGGGTTCCGGCGTTCCTTCCTTGTAAATATACTCTTCCAGTTCAGCGATTGTTTTGGGGCACGAATCGCAGACGAAAAACGACGAATGTTGGATACGTCTATTCATGATTTCAATCCCCTTTCTGATAGATTTATCAGCAAGCGCACAATGAATTCCATACTGTTCGAGTTCATACCGTTCCTGGAAGGCGTGATCTGTAATCGTATCGTCTGTTCTCCGCTCCATCTCAGATTCAATTCTGTCTATCGCGTCTGCCATTTCTGATAAGGTATATTCAGCCTCCTTCCATTCACGTAGCACATACACGTTTTCATTGTGATCGATACCAAGCCATGTCACTGCCTTCCACCGCCCGAAGTCAATACTCTTGAGAATCGTATGGCAGGAACCAAGCAGGTCTTGTGTATATGGTATGACACTGGTTTCATACCGGAATTTGGGATAGACTCTGCCTGATAACTGCGCCCACTTTCCGAAGACGCGATACGGGATCTCATCCTCAGAGTAGGCGTCAACCACTTCATCAATGCGTTCACGAGGCAAGAAGATGTTATCGTAGAGCGACAACGTTTCAGCATAGATATTTGTTTTTCGTTTGTCAGCTTGCACTGCTTTTCTGTTCGCAGCAAGCTGAAATATATCGTGGTACACCCATGTTTTCCCTTTCAGCGGGGTCATGGTCATAATAATCGGCGCACCATATTTGGTCGTTCTGGCGAGGCATGAGGTATAGATAACTTTTTTGGGACATTCCTCATCAATCCAAATAATCCCTGAGATTTGTTCCCCCTCGAACTTCGAAGGGCTGGCGTCCATGCTCTTAAAAAAGACAGTATGTCCATTATGATGCGTCAGAGAGAATGGGATATTCCGCCCGCGAGACGCCCAGACAATCGCATGGATTTCTTCGGGTGCGAGGTACTCCATGAGCTTATCATAGAGAATGCTCGTCATCTGAAAGTCAAGCGCACACGCCCAACTTTTCCCGCCGGGTTGTGAACGAAGAATGTGTGCAACATACGCCCCGCCTGTTGTACTTTTTCCACTTTGATTCCCACCGCACAGTAATTTTATTTTTGCGCGGGAGTTCCACCACCGCTCCACCTGGTGACAAGACGAGGTAAACTCAGGGAGAATAAAAGGGGGCTGAGGGCATGAATGCTTGATATAGTCAGAGAGGAGAGCACGTGTCTGTTTTTGTGGCATGAATAAAAAACTCATACTGTCTAAAATACGACATATCCCTTGCTTGTCAAGTGTTTTTTGAGAAATTACATTTCTCTTTTTATACCCAAGAAGATACCTTCTTAGATTTGAAGCTTGACATCGGAAGCCGTATTTCTTATCTTACCAATATGATTCGAGATTTTATCACGACATCCGTTGGAAAGGTCATCAAAGGATTAGATCGCTTTTCATTCCCATCGTTCTATTGGACGTGGGATGGTAAGGGCACGTATGTACAGGGCAGTCCCGATGAAATTGAACTTTCCGACAGTCTTGAACGGTTCTTTGATATTGGGCTTTCCCCACTGTGCTTTGCCGGTCGTCGGTTTCGCGATGTGAGCCGTCTGTGGATCGCCGCCTCTCCGTTTGAGGAGGAGAGGACAGGGGCATACCATGAGGGGCAAATTGTCAAACCGCCCGATGGGGATACGTCCGAAGAGGTTCTGGCCTTTGTCAGGTGGGTCTTCGATGAAGCCTTCTCGAAAAAAGGGATGCGACAAGTCCTCTCACAGATGAACAATGCGATGATTACGTATGGCCGCACTGTGCAAGGAATTGATTGGGTAAGGGGGGATACTCCATTTGGCGAGAAAGTCTTCCCGGTTGACTTGCTGGACATGAATCCTGAATTTTTCCTGAAAGATCCGGAGTCGTACCCAAAAGGAATTTACGTCAAAGACTCAAAGTACCAAACAAACGTTCTGTACCGCTTGCCAGATCACATGATGGCATGGGGAACCATGCACTCATATTTTGAGAATCCTTATGGAATTTCGGAAATGCGGATTCTCAATTTAATAGAAAAGTACTGGCGGAAGAATCTGCTGTTTTGGGCAAAAGGAAACGAGCGCAACGGGTCAGGAGCGTATATTGGGAAGTACGGGAATCGTTTGTTCGGGAAAGGCAAAGAATCAGAACGCCAAACGTTTTTAGACGAGTTACAAAAACTCAAGAGTGATACCGTCACCATCACGCATATTGACAATGTTATTGAAGCGCTGAGTGCTTCGATTGCCAGTGATTCACTGCAAGGTTTTCATGAGGCGTGTGGACAGATCATCTCGATAGTCTTGACAGGGAGCGTTACGGCGTTGCAGGAAGGCCGGGTTGGGGGTTTTTCGAAAGAAGAGGCCACGACAACGCGGCGTAAGAGTGAATTGGAGCAGCATGACGCCTCAATATTGTGCGAAATATTTAACTATCAGATTATTCCGCCACTCGTTGACTATAATTATCCAGGTGTGCAGTCGTACCCACGTATGCAGTTGATTCAGCCCGACTTAATTTTTGCGACAACCCCCAAAGATCAGGATAAGGGAGACGATGAAGACGTGGTTGAGGTTTCGTCCGGTGAGGATGAAAAACTGCGTGATGACAAGGCAGCCAAGCCCATCAAAGGCTCACAAGACGTCAAGGCTTTTGCTGAGGATGACACGGCAAAGACTCTCCCCCCGTTATTGGGAGAAGTCACACAGCAGGCCGTTGAAATTGCACTCAAGATGCCTGTGTCCACGCGGAATGATTTTGATACATTGCCGGACGCCGCAAAATTCGGGGCGTTTACGATTACTGCAATGCGGAACACCACGAAAAGCCTGAGCCGCATTGAACGGCTGCGCGATTTAGTCGCAGAGACAATTCAGATTACGGATGAACAGGAAGCTTGGAAATCATATTTTCGGCAGGCGCGGGCGTTTTTGAGGGAGGAAGAGCTGGCTGCCATGCAATCAGAATTGTTTGTCTCATTTCGGTATGCGCGGCAGTATGCTTACAACCAGGCGTTGGAACAAGTGATAGAGAAAGGGATGGATGTTGTATGGGGAATTCAACTTCTTACGCAGGACGACGCGAGGGTCAGACCGCAACATGCTAAATGGCATGGGGTAACACGACCCGCTACAGACGCCATTTGGAAGAAGATTCATTTACCCTGGGATTTTGGATGCCGATGTCTGAAAGTGCCGATTACGCATGTTGAATTTGAGGGGAACCCAGGGAAGTACACCATGACACCAGCGGATGACGTCCCAAGCATCCCAAACAGTTTTTTGACTTGAGATGACAGCGAAATCCCTGAGATAGTAGACACCCAGAGATTTTTACAACGGAGGAGATAAAGAAGAATATGCCAATACAACGATGTACGAGAAATGAAGAATCAGGCTGGCAGTGGGGAGACGAAGGAACGTGTTATCTTCCCAGTGAAGAGGGCAGCGATGAAGACTCCGAGCAGAAAGCCATTGACCAAGCCATTGCAGCAGGCGCGTCACCTGATGAATTTCAGAAGGTCGCGGCATTCGCGATGTTAAGAGATGTCGAACTCTTCACGCCGGGAACGCATAATAGTCAGGAGTACACCCTACAAGATATTGATGATATGGTTGAATCGTCAAACGCCTGTTTGCCGTTTATCCTCAAAAGTATCGAGGATGGGTATTACGAAGGGAATGAGAGCCTCAATAAGGAAATTCAGAGCAGCGGGAAGCCCATCCCGTCCCTGATTAACTTAGGACATCAGCGATATTTCAAGGACATTAAAGACTTTCTCAAGGATGTCTCTGTCCAATTCGGGAAAGCAGGGGATTGGGTTACTGCGAACATCGGGAACGTGAAAGATGACCTTGCCTTGATGCTACAGGAAGTCTTTAACGGGCGGTCAGTTGAATTGATCAAGGAACTCTATAATCCGCTTGATGGGAATACATACCGGAACGTCATTCGGTCAATAGGATTCTTACCACATAATATCCGCCCAGCAGTGAGCGGGCAAAACCCTCTTTTGTCCGTTGAGTACGCAGCAGATGAATCTGGTTTCG